TGTTACTACATCGGTATTAACAGCAAAAACACTGGAAGTTACACCTGTATACCAAATGCCACTACCTGAAAGAGTTTGTACGTCTCGCTGTAACTCTAAGTATTGGTTGACAGTGTGTACTAACGGTATATACGTAAACCATCCGCGATTGAAGACGCCGCTGCTTCGGCTTTTGACAATTAATAGTTCCGGTGTCACGCCAAGGTTATGCGCGATAGTCCTGGCACTTCCCGTCCCCGTATAAGCCACCACGTCGAAGAAGCCGGGGGCGCGGCGGAAGTAGTAACTTAAAGAGTCAGTACCACCACCCCAGGTATAGTTAACTCCATTGTTTGTGTCCCATTTGTAGTTGCTGCCAGTAATTTCTGCGTCAGTACTGCTAGTCACAAGATAGGGCGTATTACCCTGCAAACGTGAGCGAATTTCTGTGTAAGCCGGACTTCCGGTCCTATAAAAGCTCCACAGGTTATCGGTAACAAAACCGGGCGTGTTATTCCCGGTACTTCCTAGGTTTGCACTAAACACCGCCGTCCCCACGGTGGGGGTTTTCATCGGCCCGCGACGGATCGCGATGTAGATGTAGGTAGTTGATGGGTCTAATTGCCCATTGACTGCCGCAAAACCAGTTGAGTTTGGTGCTAAGTATGCCGTTGCGCCAGTTGCTTCTGCGTTTGAAACGTTTGGAAACAAGATGGCTCGTGACGTTAAATTAAACGCCCTCATGTTATCTTCAATGTACCAATTTTGTGCAGATGATGATGCCTTGACCATCAACCACTGCGGCTCGTACCCAAGGTTTACAGTCGCGTTACCGCTCCCATCAGTAGTAAAACTCCCACAACTCACCGCATTATCCGTGCCAGCAGTACCAAACCCGCCTGCATCGTGCGCGAATAGGTAGGCGATGTATGCGCTATCATTTGCGTTAACGCTTGCGTTAGTACCTAAGCTAAATACTGAAGATGTTGGGGTTGTGCTGTTCCACCAACCCGTTGCACCTGTCTGTTTTTGTGCTGTGGTATTGATAACCATGTATTCTGTGTTTGCAAGGCTGCGGTGATAAACAGCCCATTCCTGTGTTGTATTTACGCGCTTGATGATAATACATCCGGGAACTGAACCGAGATTGTGGGCGATAGTGCGGTTGCCACCCGTCCCCGTATAAGTAACAATATCAAAGAACTTCGGCTGATTGCGGAAGGTCCAGGAGACCGTTGGTTTATCTACTTCGTTTGAGCCTTGATAATTTGTCCCAAGAGTAAATCCCGATCCAGTGAAAACAGTAAGACCTTCACCTCCCGCTGTTGTTTCTTGGGGGGCGGTTAAATTAGTCTGTATTGTTCTTCTGGCTGTCCTAACTGTATCGTATAGTTGGTGATCGGTTTGCCCATCTCGCTTTTTAATCCACACCAACCCACCTTTACCCGCTAGATCAATCCCATTGGTGATCGTCTGCGTTGCCCCGGTGCCGGTATAAAGGAAAGTGCTGAATACATCTTCAACGTAAACCGCAGGAGGCGCTGAAACTGATGCGCTTAAAATTGCTTTAGCTGACATTACGCATCACCTACGCGAGCGCCATAAACTTGCGTGCTGACTTTCCATAACACAATAACGGTATAGCCGGAAGTGTTAAGTGTCGGTGCCGCGCCTGCATTAGTCTTCCACACTACTCCGCCACTACCCCAGGTTGCATCAGTCCACGTGAGTGTATAAGCAGTGCCATCATCAACCATTAGTGTGACGCTTTCACCAGCAACCATGTTGGTGCATTTTGGTGTGCGGCTAGCACCAAGCGTTATTAATTGAACACTGCCATTACCGGGATCAACTTCAAATGCAGCGCCATCAGTAATAGTAAATACATCCTCCAGGATTGTGCCAATGATGGCTGGGTCAGTAAGTGTTTTATTGGTAAGGGTCTGGGTGCCGGTAAGTGTAACATCGCCGCTTGCTGCTGATGCCCAGCTTAAAGTGCCGCTGCCGTTAGTGCTTAATACCTGTGCAGCAGTGCCATCGGTGGCCGGTAAGGTCCATAGCACATCTGCTGCAATCGTTGCCGGGGCCTGGAAGCCAACGTAGTTAGTGCCGTTTGCAGTTGCTTCGCGGAATCGGGCGTCAACTTGATTATCTAAAATTACATTGCCGGTTAACGTGCCGCCTGCTTTCGGTAATGCAGCATCAGCTAAGTCGTATGCTGCCTTAACTGCTGTTGGTGTAGCAGCTAATACGCTGCTAGTAGTACTGGTGCTATCGCTGAGCTGCACCGCGCCAACCACGCCAGTAGTAGCGGCAACAATTTTGCTGCCTGAAATTGCAGCAGATGCGTTTATATCGGCATTGACGATTACGCCGCTAGCAATAGCAGTAACGCCTAAGTTGCTAATTGTTACATCACCTGTTACTGCCGTGCTAGTCGCAACGTTTGCGCTGGAGCCTACAAGAATATTGCCGCTGGTTAATGTGGCAAGCTTGCTGTAAGCAATAGCAGCACTTGCGTTTACATCTGCATCGACAATGGTGCCATCTAGCAACATCGTGCTAGTAACAGTCCCGGTGTCTCCCGTAGTTATTACAGTTCCAGAAATATTGGGCAGTGTGATTGTCCGATCTGCGGTTGGGTCTACTACCGCAAGAGTAGTTTCAAATGTGTTTGCGGTGGAGCCTTCAAAACTTAAACTGCCCGCAGTGCCAATCTCTAAGTTGCCCGTTACCGTACCACCAGCAAGCGGTAGTTTTTCTGTATCTAATTCTTCAATTGCAGCTTGTACATTGCTAGAAGCAAGGCTACCAAAAGGCGTAAATGATACTTGGTTTGCAGTTACAGTTGTAAATGTTTGCGAGATATCAATTTCTACCCATGATGTGCCATTAGATAAGATAATATCCGGCGGGTTCAATGCCGCATGGGGCGCATTGCCGGTAGTAACTGTACCGCCTGTAGCTACTACCACATAATATCTAGAATTACCAACAGATGCCGATGGCAGCGCGGCGCCAATAGTAAGGCCAATAGCAGCCCCTTCTGCAGTTACGGATGTAATAAGGCCCGTGCCACTACCTGTGGAAGCATTAAACGTTCCGGCAAATACAATCTCACCAACCGAGATACCAATTGGCTGGAATACGTTCCCGTCCCAAAGTGCAAGATCTTTGCTTAGCGGGTTGAAAAAGAATTGCCCAATACAGTCAGCGGTTGGCGTAGTATCTCCAATTTTGCTGATAGCGTAATTAGCTAACTTGGCGCCCGTAACTGTATTAGCTGCAATGCGAGCAATATCTAAACTGCCGCTTGTAATCTGTGTCGCAGCAAGGTTTGGGATATCAGCAGCAACTAACGCGCTGCCACCAGTTGCAATACCTTTTGAGTTGTATGTTGCTTTTGTATAAGTGCCAGCAGTAAGGCCGCCTTGTGTTGCTAATGATATCGTGCCAGTGCTAATACCAAAATCACTACCTGCAATAACACCGCCTAATACTGCATTAGTAGCAGCGCTAACATTCAAAATGCCGCTGCCATCTACCGTTAAGCCAGTGCCTGGCCTCACACCACCAATAACGCCACTGGTAGCGACAGGTAAATTAGCGCCAGTCAATGCAGTTGTAGCCGTTATATGACCCTGCGCATCAAACGTGATCCCGCTCGTAGTGCCAGCGGTAACGCTATTGCTATGGCTTACTGCGCCACTGCCTGCAAGTGCCAAACCACCTGCTGCTGGTATCGAAACAGCGCCTGCAACTGAAGCAGTTGCAACAGGCAAATTTGTGCAGTTTGTTAAAATTCCAGAGGCAGGAGTTCCTAATGCTGGGCTTACTAAAGTTGGTGAGTTAGCAAATACATTGGCACCAGTACCAGTTTCATCAGTTAATAACGCAGCAAGGTTTGCACTTGATGGTGTTGTTAAAAATGTAGCAGCACCAGTACCAAGCCCCGAAACACCAGTAGAAATTGGCAGCCCAGTGCAACTTGTTAAGGTGCCGCTAGATGGTGTGCCTAGTGCGCCACCGGCAATTAGATTACCTGACGCAGTACCTGTTAATGCAGCAGTAATAGTACCTGCGGTAAAATTACCGCTTGCATCCCTTGCAACAATTGCTGATGCAGTGTTTGCATTTGTGGCAGTAGTGGCACTATTGCTAACCTTCCCAGCCGTTGCAATAGTATCTAGCTTGGTATCAGCAATTGCCGCTGAAGCGTTTATATCTGCATTAACGATTACGCCAGTAGCAATAGCGGTAACACCTGTATTACTTATAGTAATATCACCTGTAACTGGGGTGCTTGTTGCAACCCCAACGCTAGAACCTATGACAATATTGCCACTCGTTAATGAAGCAAGTTTGCTGTACGCAATAGCAGCAGAAGCATCGATGTTTGCATTAACAATACTCAACGCCCCTAGGTTGACCTTTGCTGCCGGTATCGAAGCATCGTCAACTAATGCAGCGCCTTGCTGTACTAAATTTTTAACTGTAATTTTTTTTGTGTCGCTAGCTGCGATACTAAAAATTGGCAACACATCTGCTGCGGCTGGTGCTGTTTCAGCGCTTAGCTGATCGATCCGCTGGTTAGCCATTAAAGCTCCTCTCCGAGTTCTAGAATGTCACCATCAGCGGTGCTTAGAACCAGTCTATCACCCGCAGAGTTGAGCAACAGGTCAGCCCATGTGACAGTTTGCACTCGTAGCTTTATTTCACCAGTAGTAACAAACGTAAATGTACTACCAATTATGTCACCTGCGGCGCAACTAATTGCTGCTTGCGTCATCACGCCATTGATTTCATACCATACCGAATCATTTCCAGCATTAACACCTTGTGCTTGGCCTTCGCCTAAGATGTATAAATTAGCTTTAAAATCACTGCCAAACTGTTGACGCAATAACAGGTTATGCAAATACACTGCAATTTCAGTTTCGCCTGCGACTGCATAATCAAAAATACACTCAATACTACCTGAACCCGTGATCAAAGTGCTGTATTGATTCCTAAATTCGTCACCTAATCCTGTTGTATCAACCGCTTCGCGATCAGTTGATAACTCAAATTTTACAATTTGGCCTAATACCCTTGGTACTGAATTAAGGATTTTACAGCTAACAGCAACAGCAGCGCCAGGGGTAGCTAATGCAACCCTATTGTTTGATGTGCCAGCTACCGCATCAGAATATGTAGGATATAACCGCAAACCACCGAGTTGGTCTACATTAACAAACCAATTGCCTTTTTTGTACGCATAACCTGAAATAAATGAAAGCGTAGATGCACTGCTAAATTCTACAAAATCACCTGTTACAAATGCACCAAAAGTAAAGTCAAAACTAAACATCCCCTTGGCGGTATTAACATCACCCGGCGTCACAGTTCCTGCAATTACGTCCCCGCTATCTCTGGTAAGTTCTATGTTGCCTGCGTTGCCTAAATATACTGTCATTACAAAGTAACGCCTGTTGGTGCACCAGTAAATTGGAACTGGATGCTAGCTTGCATTACTTCGCCTACAGCGCAATTAAGCTCTGCACTTGTAAGGATGCAACTGCCTTGAATAAACTTAGTGTCCCAGCCAAGTTTAATAACTAATATGTCAGATTCGCTGACTGCGGTAGTCTTTACGACACGTTGCAGCAATGGAACCGGCGATGAATCATAATAAAACACAGTGGCACTACCGCTTATGGTTCTAAGCCCTGGCACAAAGCTACGGTCGCTTTCAGTCAATACTGTGGTGTCAAGCGTATCTACCGTGCTTGATACGCTCCAATTGCTGACCTTAGCTACCAGTGTGCCGTTGTAGGTCAAGGTGCCGTCTTTGCCGCTGTAATAGCTCATTTGTCAAGTACGCCAATTAGCTTAATTGTAGCCGACATGAGGCCAGGCTTGACACTACTAAATTGCGGCGGTTCGGCATAACGATATTTCATGCCAAATGGAGTCGCAGAGAAGCGGTTCGTGGTGCCGCTTGCTGTGCCAGCATGGAATCCTGGGTTGCCGCTTTGCGTTAATGAATTAGCTGCTACATCAAATACGCCTAACGTGCCACGGCAACTGTGGTAATGGTCGTAAATTAAAGCGGCATTGGCATCAGTAATATTATCAAACGATAGTGACAGTTCCATATTGGCACGTTGGTTGCCATATTGAACCCTTACCTCAACACCATCTTGCGCCTTGAACGTAGTGCCTGGGAAATCACCAGCCGATAATGACCTGCTGGTAGGGGCAACGCTCGGAAAGCTAGGGCCTGAGAAACTCATTGCTCGTTTTCAACCACGAATTGGCTGTCCTCTAAGTTTAGATAGGTGATCCTGCCGGAGCTGTCGATTGGTACATTTGTGCCGGTGATTTCCACCATTCCTTCCTCATCATAACTAATTAGCTCGGCCTTGTAACAACAAGCGCTTTGAGAATTTGAGTAGACCGTAAACACCGCGCCAGCAAAAGCGGGTGAGGTGAAGCCATTAGCATCAACTGTCATTGTGCCAGTCTGAACCTCCGTCAGCCCCGACCGCCACCAATAAACTGAGTTGGAGCCAGATAATCCCGTGCTTGAAATCACCTTGCCATCATCCAAAACATAACCGTTTTCAAACTGGTCTACATGTCTGGCTTGGCTTGCAACCTTAAAATACGCGCCAGGTGCTAATGCTAAGCTTTCGGGG